ATCAGCAGGAGTAATTTTCTTAATATCTGCACCATTAACGTGCGATGCTGCTATTGTATTATCCTCTCCACGTCTAACTGTTAATTTATTACCAGTAACAGATTTAATGTAAATTTCTTCATCACCAATATTGATATAAGAATCAGCAATAAGTCCACTTGCATCAGCGACTTCAATGTAAATTGATTTGGCAGTAATATCTCCCGCAAGAGTAGTTTCAATATCTCCTGTATAATTTTTGATTGCTCTTGGTGTAACAGAGTAAGACATTTCTCTTGATGCACTTGAGGAATCTTTGCCAGTAAGATAACTGACAGTTGCCTTTTTGATGATATCTTTGGAAACCTTGGTGGAAGGTCCAAACATATAAGTTTTTGCAGTAAATCTCAAAGTATAAAGAAGAACTCTTCTTGAACTAAAGTCTCCTTCGTATTCATCGGACATTGTAATATTTTCTAATACTACAGGAATATCTCTTTTTTCTTGTAATGCTTCTACTAATTCTACAGATAAATTATATGCTGGTTGAAAATATGGTAAAATTTGCTCCACAATCTGAAGTGCATCATCATTTAATTTTGCCATGATGCTCAACTCAAATGCCATATTATATGGAACTGGCATGTAAGATTTCTTTGTCTCAGATCCATCATTAGGATCCTTTACCTTAAAGGTTTGAGTTGTCGTTACTTTTCTAGCTGGATCATATGTTAATCCAGTAAACTCAAACGACATCCTTGGCAACGTAATGGCAAAGGGTTTGTTTAAATCTGGAGATTGCTCTAATCTTGCAAGAAATTTTTGAGTAGGACCGTATGAAAGAGGAACTTTGATAACACTAAACACATCATCATCAGAATCAGACTTCTTAATTGAAATATTGTTAAAAAGTGTACCAAAAGATATGATGGTTCTTCTCAATATTTCGTTGTAAAAATATTCAAACATAGTTTAATCCTACAAATCTTGACACTATTGTGTGTTTTTATTTAGGGAGTGCCGAAAGGATTCTGCTCAGAGAAGTCTAAAATAGAATCTGCTTCAGTTTCTATATTAATATTATCAGCAAATCCATCATCGACAGGTTGAATATCTACCACTCTGAGTGCATAAGAAGCACCAGAAGTAGATCCAACTATGTTCTCTGCAGGTGTAAATTCCCCATCAACAGTGCCAAGTTCAAGAACGTTTGTAGTAGAGTTCCAGGTTCTAACTCTACCAGTTGTTCGAGTGACAGAACCTGTAACGATTTCGTTAAAGGCAAATGTTCCTGATCCAGTTCCTTCTGGAGCAGCAATAGTGATGGTAGGAGCAACTGTATATGCCAAACCAGCATTAGTGATGTGAATAGCAGAAATGGTGCCAGCAGCACTGACAATCGCCGTTGCAGCAGCAGATACACTAGATACCCCTGTGAATGTAATCGCTGGATTTTCTGTATATCCGCCACCACCAGAAGTAACCGTGATGATACCAACAACACCATCACCGATAGTTGTGGTCGCAGCAGCACCAACACCATTAGTTCCACCACCGTTAAACGTAACAGAAGGAGATATAGTGTATCCTGCACCAGAATTTACAACGTTAACTGCCTGAACAGATTGATCTTTAGGATTAACATTCAAATTGCATACGTTAATACCACCAATCATGGTAGCAATACCTACAGCAGTTGTTCCCCCTACTGGAGCAGAAGATACGCCAACTGTAGGAATGCTACTATAACCACCACCTCTATTGGTAACAGTGAAGAATCTTACACCACCATTAAATATTGCTGCTGTTGCTGTAGCACTGGAAGCAGCACCTACAAGAGTAAGTGTTTGAGTTGGTCCTTGAATAGTATTAATACCATCATCAGTTAGACCATCATAATTTTCACCAATTAAATTATTATCAACATCCTCAATACCAGTCGCAATAACTTCATCCTGAAGCCTAAAGAGTTCACAATACAACTCATAAACATAGAGGTTTTGCAACTGATAATATGGTTTAGCATATTCTACATCTTTAATTTCATAAATTCTATCATCAAGAGGAAACCAAATAAGGTCTCCTCCTTTGGGTCTAGTTGAAAGTTTTACGTTTGATTGATCTTGAATTAAAGGAGTTATATAGTTTTCAAATCGTTCTCTTGAAATAATCAATCTCACCTCATCTTGAGATTGAATACCAAACTTAGATAGTATATTACCCGCACCAGAATATTGGTCGTAGTTATCGATATATGCCTCTAAAGGAAGCGCAATATCAAATTTAGATTGAACTACTTCTCTAATGACGGTATTTTCTGTTAAATATTTTCTGGGTAGATAAAATATATCCACTCCATATGTTCTCAACTGTTCATTGATTAAATCTTGAACAAGATTTTGCTCACCAGTAGTACCTTGTGTAAAATATGGATTAAGCATAATCTTATCCTATCATATCTAAAGGTGGCAATTCATAAGTATTGGACATCTGCTCCTTTATCTTATCTAACTCTCTTTCTGCATCATCATAAATCTGTCTGCCATTCAGTTCAATTCCACCTGGAAGTTTTACTCCTTGGAACTTAATTAAGTTTTGACCCCACTGTCTTTTTATTAAAGCAGTAAGATATCTTTTTAAAAATGAATCATTATAAACTCTTGCAAAATCATTTGGATCTAAAAGTCTCCAACAATCAAGTATAATATATTCGTCTTTTTGTACATTACCCCAATCAATATCCAAATATAATCTATCTTGTCTCTGATTAAATCGTATTTGTTTTTCCGTATTTAACAGAAAATCAATGTCAGAAAGATATGTCTTTGTCATTGCATATGACAACATTTCCAATGAATTGAAAAAATATAAGTCATTTAAAAATAACTGATATTTTAGACTAAACATTCCGCCGGATATTGTGCTATTATCAAACCTAAAAACTTTATTGATACCAATTACTGCTGGCGGAACTTGAATGTAATTACTATTTTCTTCGTATGAAAATGTTACACTAGCTCCATCAATATTAGAACTTGCGGTTGTAGTTACAATTCCTGCAGTGCTACTACCACCTCTCGCTCTACCTCTATCTATATCATCTTGTGTTACTTTATACTTTAAGTATGTTTGAACTACACCATCAAAGTGTCTCTCATGAAATAACTGCAGGGCATCATCAACTAGATCATCTATTTGCTCATCGGCAACGTTGATTTCCAGTACTGGTGCTCCCAGTTGTCTCTTGCAATAGTTAATTAAATCTGCTCTACTTGCTGGTTGCGCCATTTATTCCACAAGTTTCCTAAGTGTATTTAGGGTGCTGCTGATACTGGGTTATATACATATATATTGCCATTGGCAAGAGGATAATAAGTTCCTCCTGCGGCAACAATTACATCATATACATATCTACCTTCGGTTAAACTTCTGGTAGATGTCGAATTAAGTGAAAGTTTTATTTTACCATCATAAGCACTAGTGAACCCAACGGTAAAGGATGTTGTAATTCCAAGTGTTGCTCCAACGGCAACGCTTTTGGACATTGCTGCTGATCCAGTGTATCCAGTAAGATCAAATGCTGAGTTTGACGTTGTATAAACGTTTAGATTTGCACTAAAATCTGAACCACCTTGAATTGTCAGATTTACTCCATATGGGACACCAGAGTCTGTATCAAAAGTGATATTTTTAGTTGCCATCTACTATTCCTATTAGTTTCATTGTTTCTTGCTGTTTATAGTATAGTTTGCAAAAAGATTTTGCAATATTCTTTAGTTCATCACGGTCATCACAACTATCTATCTGTGACGCCAATTTAGTGTAAGCAAATTGCTTTGTTAAATTGCTTAGTTCAATACTATCTGGATCCATTCAACAACTCCTTAAGTAACGATTTGATTTCATCAAGCTCACCTTTTACATTAGCAAGATCTTGCTCGATTGTTTGTACTTTTTGATTCTTTTCATTCTTAACACTTTTGGCAGAAAGATATTGAGAATAATCCAAACCATTTACATTAATAACTGCATTGGTTTCGGGATCTCTTGCGAGATCCTTATTTCCTTTTAATTCGTAAAAATCCATATTATGCTAAAGCAATTACTCTTAGATCCTTAACTCTTGGAACATAACACTGGTTCTTAGATGTTAGATTTAGTTTAATCCTATAAGTTTTAAATGAAGGCAAATCATCAATAGAGAATGTATATTCCCTATAATCTACAAGAGCAGAATCATGCACTAAAGTATTGGACTTTATTATAAATGCATCTGGTTGACCATTATTATTTTGTGGCAGAATCACCTGTCCTCTAGTATTAATATTAGAATACCCTGGGAATGGTGAGAAAATTGGTTCAGATCCAGGTGCGTTTCCTACTGCATAGAATGCTCTAATATCTGCATCAAGATTAATGTGAGCAGAAAGTATAATTTTAATAGAAGATGCAGAATTTTCTAGTACAATTTCCTTAGAAATATACTGACATGCTGTGGGATCCTCTTCAATACTATCTACTCTAGAATCTGTTGCGTAGTCTGTAATAACATCATTTACTCTATTAGATGTAAGTACAGCACTTACTCGCTGAGTATCAATAACGGGAGTAACTCTTGTATCAACAGTATTCAAGAACATTCTCATATTCATTGACTTGGAACCAGGCATCGTGGTTAAATTTGCATCCTCATTAACTTTAGATGCAATCATTCTTGGAGAATCAAAATAGTTCTTTTGATTGATAATAATATCACTAAATCCAGCATCTGAGAAAGGAACTTCTGCTCCACTAAAACTCTTAGATGTAGTAGTTCTAATTTCAGCACTAATGGTTGTTCCAGGAACCGTCATATTATGTACATTAGGAGTAATTAGTTCAAATGGCATGTTCTGGGTTGCTCTAATTGTTTTACCACCAGTCGATTTGGATTGACTGAGGAACAATTGAGGGAATCCAACATCAGTATTTCTAGCAGTACCAGTATTTCCGCTCATATCAAGTTTAATCTTATAGGAATCAAATGTAAATGGATCGGACTCTGTTACATCCGATAAAGAGTGTGTCTTATTAATACGATCAAGACTCACTCCAGACAATTCATATTTAAATACTGGAGTTCCTGCTGGATACGATTTTGGATTACGACCTCTTGTAATATTCCCACCAATAGTATTTCCAGTCACATTGGTATATGTGATTATTTCATCACCAATAAGCAGTAAACCTGAGTTAGTTGTTCCAACTCCAACATTTTCAAATGTAGCAAATGTTGCCCCAAGTCCAACCGTAAGACCTGATGTGGAGTCTGATGGATATGCTGCAGTGAGCGTTGTTGGTTTGATATCAGGTTTCACTCCAGAAAGTTTAACAGTATTTTCAGTAAAATACATTCCATGGTTTTGGTGGGCAATATTCATATGTAAACCATCGTTAATTGTAATAATGGATGCAATTTGAACATCTCCGCCCGGAGCACCTGGAAGATCATTATTTAATGTTTGAGCAACTCCAACGCTATTGAAGTATCTCATTGACTTACTTCCACCAACAACAAAATTACCTTGAACATTATCAAGAATAATTTCATTAGTATGACCAATACCGCTAACTGTAAGTTTTGCGTCTCTACCTATGGTGGCAATACCAATCGTAGAAATTCCAAGAACATCTCCAACTTGATATCCAGATCCACCAGCATCAATAGTTGCACCACTAGCAACTACACTTCCATTCAATATGCTTATATTGGCAGTTGCACCTCTACCACTACCAGTGATAGTAATCAGATTGACTCCTGAGAAAGTATAAGATCCATCAGCAGGAGTGTAACCAAGACCAGCATTCGATATAGACAGATTTCCTGTTACAGATCCAGCAGTACCAACTAAATCTCCTGTAGCATTAGTTCCATCTTGGAAGAATGTATTTCCAATTTCATATCCAGTATCTGCAACAGTTGTTCCAAGACCAACTCTAATTTTTTTAGATGTGATAGAAATAGGATCAGGAAGTAACTTGGCAATCTGAGCATTTCCTTGTGTCAGTTCTGGACTATAGAACTCAACACTGCCACTTTCAATAAAATCTGCTCTATACAGAGTGAACTTAAGATCTTCCCATTGACTTGGTTCCCAAGTAGTATTATTCTGGGACTTGAATAGGGAACCGAGATAAGGTTGATTGGAAATAAAGGTATCAGTTAGTAAATCATTTTCTCCAATTCTGGAAATATAAACAGTGTACTTAGTAGAGTTGGATGCTAAAGCAATTGCATATTCTTTACCACCTTCAACATAAACAGGTGATTTAAATTGAACGTTTGTAGCGATAGATCCATCAGAAGAAGTTTGAATGTCAGATGGGTCTAAAACAATCTCTGAACCTGGAAGAATTTTAGTGGTTGGGAGACCATTTTCCATAGATCTCAATTGGAAGACAACTGGGACATCCATGTCGTCAACTGTTCTAAAGAACACATCACAACTAGTTAAGAAACAACCAGTTTCGTCTTCAACTAAGAAGGATTGAGCAAGTGGATCATACCAAGTAATAATTGTTTGAGTCCTTTGTTGCGTGCTGATTACATTACTATTAACTACTTCAGTTCCAAGGGACTGTTCTACATTTCTTTCTTGGAATTCTCTTTTCTGTTCTATCCTTGCATTCCTAACTGAAAGGATATTTTCCTGGACAGTTTCTAAAGTACCAGTAGAAGTAAATGCCTCTTCTGCAATAGTGGATGCTAAATCCTGATTGTTATCAATATCATTTACAAGAGTAAACGTTTTTGTTCCAGTGTCAAATTTAGGGAAGTTAGGATTGTTTGGATTAGGAATAAAGAGACTGCCAATAATAGTAGAAGACAGATCAGAAATAAGTCTTACATCATCTAAAGTAGCTTGTGCTCCACTTGTTTCTCCAACAAACGTCATTCCTGTCTGGACATAACCAAAATAACTACCTTGGGGTTGTTCTGAAAGAGAAAGAGTGTCAACGTTTAAGATTGTTGAAGTTGAAGAATAAGCACCTGCAAGTGGACGACTAGTATAAGGACTTTCTCGGAAAGTTTTGGTTGGACTATCGTATGGACCTTCTCTATGATTTGCCTGAGCAACTCTAAAGGTAATTCTCGCGGAAGTTTCATTAGACTCTTCAGAAAGTCCTGTTCTTACAATTGTACCAACTACAGTCTCTCCAACTTGGAAGGTTCCACTAGTCATGGAAATTTCAAGAAGTTTGGGTACACAATACTTTGTAACGTCCACTCCATCGAAGAATGCATACAATCTTGTGATTGGTTTCATCTTCTTAGAAACGAATTCAACGTTTCTAGATCTCATATTTGCAATCAAATCTCTACTGATAGTTCTGTCTCCTAGAGAATTGGTATCAAATTGTTCAGTAACAATAGTTCTAGAACCATTTCTAGATTGAACACCACTTTGAACTCTACTTACAATAGTATCTTCAATGACCTGATCAGTAACGGTTCTGGTACTTCTACTTGTTCTAGATCTACCACCAGGACCCTGGCGATGAATAGTATCAGGACCATTATTAATGACTCTTCTCCTGGTGGAAGTTTCATCTGTAATGCCACCCCAGTTAGTTTCCCAAGAATCCCAAAGAATTGGACCAAATCCAGTCTGAGGGTCAATAGATCCTGCTTCAGCAAGTCTATCCAAGGTTTCATTATAATTACCTTCTTGTTGAATAGTTCTTGCTTCCAGACGAGATGTATCCACCCAACTATCAGTAGATGGAGTTAATTCCATAGTTCCATTCCAGAAACTAATAAGGAATGGTGTAACACTTTCAGTTCTAGTTGCAAATGCTTGAGTAATATACTCAACCTCAGCATAATCAAGTGTTAAGACATCATCACCTTTTCTTACATTATTACCTTCAATTGGAGCAATACTGGAATCTAGATTAGGATCTCTATCGACAACAGGACCAAGAATCATATCAACAGAATTGGTATAATGTCTTGGTCTAATTTCATTATATTTGACATCAATAGAGTTTTTAATATCAAAACTATCATCCTGAGTTTGGAATCCAGAGAAATTATCAATGAAGAAACCTGACTTAAATCTATTCAAACCTTCTGAATCAGGAACAAATAAATTTGCAGTTTCTTTTTCTAGTAAAGAGAGAGTGGTATAATATTCAAGACTTCTAATTCTATCTTCAAGTTTTTTGATATCTTGCATACGATATCTCTTATGCTGATTAAATGCTAGTTTCGCATCACTAATGTTAAAGAGATATGGCGGTAGTTCTACGCTACAAACTTCAATGGCATCATCAATAGGGTTTGGATTTACAGGATCATCTGAGGGAGTCCCGTAAACAACTTGGAATCTTCCATCTTTGGAAAGAAAAACTCTATCGATTCTTCCTTGATAGTAATCAATATCAGCAGTAATAGATTCGTCAGATGCTAGAATGTTTTGAACGGATTGTCCTGCACCATTAAATACTCTTCCAGCAAATTCTAAAGGAGATCTAGCATTTTCAACAACACTATATTCAGAAACCCTTGGTCTCAAATCAATAATATCACTATTTCTATATCCGTTAACTGTTTTAATTTCTGTAGAGTAATCGAAGTTTTTATATGACTCTACAGTCACAATATCTCCATTATCAGTTGTATCGAAATATGCAGAAGTAAAATAAATTTTTAATTGCTTTACTGGAGCACTACTCTTCACTTTCCTCTTTATAGTTCCATAAGAATATAGAGTTTCTTCTTGACCACTTTTAAATGAATAATTTGAAGAAACATTAAAACTAGGTGTAGTCAAAACAGAAACTCTAGCACTAATATCTGATTCCTCAAATATAATATCTTCTCCTTCAATAAACACAGATTCGTTCTTATAGATGAAAGAAATTGTAGATGCATCTACAATCTCAGCAACTATTGCCACAGCACCACTAGTTTGTCCTGTTATTTTTTCTCCGACTAACATATCGGAAGTGGTTGTAGATGCACTAATAATGTTAAGGAGAGATACCTTAGGGCAAGAAGCAGTAGATGTATCCGCAGATTCAAAGATTCCTTGAATTGAAATGATATCTGGAGAGTTTAGTGAAATTAATTGATCTTCAACTCTAGTTCCATATGGATAGTTTCCATAAGTAAGACCATTATTGAGAGTAGTAGTTCCAATTCCAGATCCTTCAAGTCTAGATTTATCAACAATAATAGATTTTACTCTATTTTTAATTTTTACTTTAGATTTTGCATTTCTTTTTCTTAAAGTAGCAATTAGAGATGCTCCAGTATTATCAGTTCCAAGATTTCTAATCTGTAGAGACTTTCCATTTGCCGAAACTTCAAATCTATCTGCACTAAGTTGTTCAGTTTTTCCATCAGATCTGATAAGAACATACCTTTCATCATCAAATGCAAGGAAAACTTCACCAGTTCCTGCTTCAACTGCAACAGATAGTTGTCCACTTGCAATATCGACACTAAAAGTTTTTCTAATTGTGAATGTAGATTCAGAAATATCTACCGCTGCTACATTCGGTTTTGGTAAGGGGGTATATAGGGTATTATCAGAAGAAGCAGAAAGTTCAGTACTAAGAACTTGCAGATCAGTAACACTTAAAGTTGTTGCAGGTAAGAATCCACTTGCTATCCCAGAAACAGTAGCAACACCTTCAATAGTTACATTGGAGGTTCCTACATTAGTAACTCTAGCAATAATAGGATCTATTGTAAGTCCTGCTGTTGTATCAGTATATCTTATTAAATCATTTTCTTTGACAACAGTTCCAGGGAACAGATTATTGCCAGCGGTAATTGTGCTAACTCCACCAGATTTAGGACTAATGGTAGCAATACCAACAGTAAACTTATTAGACTGCAGAACGTTAGCACTGAAAGTGTTTACACCAGTGATACCATCTGCTAAATCTAATGTATTAGAAGATGCGAAGACAGATTTTACATTAGAAATTTTGTTTTCTGTTACTGCAATAGCAATTCTTCCATCTTCAAGTCCATTAAAGGAAAGTCTTTCATTCTGAATAAAAATTCCGTTGCTATCATATACAGTAACAGCTGTTCCTGCGCTTACTGGGTATCTTAAAAATCCAGTTGCACCGCTAGAGTTACCCTTAACGAAAGTAGGAACATTTAGGGTGTGTGCCTGGTTTAATGCAATTTCAGTGGTGGTCTGTACGTCATACAGAGAAAGATCCCACTGGTTCGTATTTGCATTAGTAGTACTATAAGTTCCAGACTCTAATCTGAAGTCGTATGCTCTTGCAAGACCAATTTCTTTTCCTGGAGCACTTTCAGAATTAACTCCAACTCTCTGGTCCCTTAAACTTATAACAAATGTATTACCAACTCCTACCGTAGGTGCTCTATATACACTATTCAGTTTGAACGTTGGACCTGTATTGTAAACAAAATTTTGATTTTCTAAAGTTTTTGTAGTTCTTGGTTTATCTACGTCAATAAACGTTGTAGTAAGAGTTTCAATTTCATATCCCTTTACATATGCTTTTCCTGGAGAGAATTTATATAGTGCAAGATTATCAGTAGGAGTTGCTCCTCCAGGAGTAAATTGTCCTACATTAAACACTCCATTATTTCCAACTAGATCATTTAAAGATTCTGCAAGAGAAACATCAAATGGTTTTACATAATAATGTCCAGATTCATCAAAAGTTCTTCTAGCAAGAGTATCAGTTACGTCAGAAAATCCTGCACTTCCTCCAAACAGAGATTTCCTAACTTCAGTTTGAATAACCCCATTAATTACAGTTGCAAGTAGAATAAAATTATCGTCATTAAAGTCATCTAAAGGTTTTTTGAATAAACTTACACTAATTCTAAGTCTATCTGCACCAGGAGCAGCATAGTTATTAAACCCTTGAGAATTATCATTAAGAGATTCATCTAAATCTGCAGTAACGATTTCTTCTTCGATGAAGAAACCAATTCTATAACTTGGAGTATTACCGTATTGGTCAAGAATTAAAGTTTCTCTATTAACATTGACAAAATTGCCTCTAACAAAATAAATACCATTCTCTACAGAGAAAGCAGATCCAGTAGCAGTAGAATTGTTTTCTATGGTGCCTGCAAAAGAAGACCCAATTGGAATAGTTGTATTACCTAGTAGTCCAGAAATAATAACTTCATTGCAAGTTAAATCTTCTGCATCAAAAAACGTTTGGGTTTGATTATTTGTTGTACTAGAACCCAAATAGTTAATGTAAAGAGTTATATTTCCGGTTTCGGAATCTTCTGGTAAAATAATACTGTCAACAACAGCAGTCACACCAGACCTAACTCCAGTGATTTTTGTTCCGATTAATTGATCTACATATGCAGATACGGGAACCCCTTGGAAATTGTTGTTTAATTGAACTGCATAGTACAATCTAGTATACGCAGTGTTTCCAGGAATTACCTTCGCACCTTCTTTGAAAAAGTGCTGACCAAATTTTTCAATTTGATTTTGCAGTATAGACTGGAGAGATGTTAACTCTCTTGCCTGAACAGGATAACCAGGTTTGAATAATACCTTATGGTAGTCGTTAGCGGGATCAAAATCGTCAAAATATGGCGCTACGTTGAGATTCGTTTGTTGAGGCATAATTCTTTAGAACTGCAAAATAACTTTTATGTCTTCTTTTTGGTTTGACGATCTGGTTATAGATGGTCTATTGTCAACGTAAATAATATTTCCAGAATGTTTTTTAACTTCTGGATTAGCAATACCACTCGTAAAACTCTGACCAAGATAGTAAGTACGATTATTTATTACCGTAGATATACCTGAGAAGTTGGTGTCAATGGTTAAATTAGAACCTGTAGATGGATTAATTACTAAGTCTCCATCTCCCGAAGGTGTAGAAGTAAAGTTATTCAGATCAAATCCGTATGTTGGTTGAGTTTGTGCTGTTCCAACAGTATTGAATCCTGCAAGACTTCTGTCTTGCCAAAATTTAAGAACTCCTGTAGTTTGGTCGTAATTGACAACTCTACCTACAGCGGTGACACCTGTTCCAACTGTTTGAGTAAAATATGAGTCTGCTGTAAAGGTTGCAGTGCTATATCCAGTTCCTACTAGTTTAAGTGCATTTAAAGCAGATGCTTTATCTGAAACTAATACTGTAGATGAGTCAAACTGTTCTGGATTCTCTACAAGTCCAATTCTAGATATTTGATTTCCAGTAATAAAATCTGGATTTTCATTATCATTTTCAATTCTAGAATAAAGAAGCACATTATATGCTCCCAACTCTCTATAAATGTCTGCACCATGACCACCTTGGGGAGGGATAATTACTTCCAAAGATGGTCTATCTGTTCCTGTAGGAACTCCACCACCAACTAAATCGACATTGCCGTAAGTGTAACCAGAACCCTGATTAGAAACAATTACTTCCCCTACTTGCTGGTTTCCGTTAATTATAATAGTGCATTCTGCACCAGATCCATCACCACTGATAGGAACTGCAGTGTAGGTTGTGTTAGCAGTTCCTAAACCAACTCCACGATTAGTGATGGTTACAATTTTAATACTACCATCAACTGCGTTGTCTCTAACTGCTGCATTAGTAGTCGCTGTGCCCCAATCTCTTGGAACTGGCATGTACTGAGTAGACTCAAATTTTACCACCTCACTTGGTTTGATAGTATACAAATATTTCCAAATATATCCATCACCACTAGTTCCTGCACTTCTTGGTTCTAAATCAGTGAAAGTTGGTTCATCCAAAGATGCCTTTCCTGTAGGATTGTCTGGACTTATTCCATTGTGTAGGCAAATATAAACTCTAAAATCACTATTCATTACAAAATAATTTGCAAAATATAGTGAAGTTGAACCAGAAACCTTTGCCGTATTGGTTCTACTATAGTCATGACGATACATATCATAAGTATTACCAGAACTCCATGTTCTTTTTGGAACTACTTGACTTACATCAGAAGTATTAATTTTTTTAAGAGCAACCATCGTATCCCAATAGTCATTCTCTTGATCAAAATTATCTTTAGGTGAAGGAGGATCCGTATCCCAATCACTTTGATAATCTGTGGGATTAGGTAACCCAATAAAAGAATAATAAGAATTGCTAGAGTTACTTACTCCAGCAATAAAATTCTTTGCGTTTAATATCCTAATCTGATCCGTTATAATAGCAGCCATTTGACGCAGGTTTTTCTTTATTTATTAGGAGTTTGCGGTATAATTTTTAGACTTCAAAAAGTTTGATCTAATGACCCTAGTTGAAGTGGTTATACCAGAAGGGTATGCAGTGTAAGAACTTGTGAGATCTCTTGAGGAAACATCAATTCTTCCCCAACTAAAGTCACCGAAACCAGTATCAGAAGTTGTGATTCCAGTACTGTATCCCGAAGGAACAACGGTAGCATCAACAAACAATCGTTTGACTGTCGTCGATACTCCAACAACATCTCTAGTCAATGTCTCTATACTAGAGACCTCGTATATTCCGTCAAATGTATTTCCCATACCAACATTAGATTTGTCAATTTTAAAGTAATCACTTGCCTGAATAGAAGTTATTGTAACTGCAGTTCCAGCAACAACTTCATTTCTAAGGAAGGAATTATATGGGATGTGGATATCAAAGATAAATTTAGGACCAGCGGTAGTGCCAAATCCAACAATAATACCATTATCACCCGAGTAAGTATTTACATTACATTCTTCTTCAGTATGTCCTGGAGGAGAGATGAGAACAGTAGGTACGCTTGTATATGTATATCCAACTCCAGGAGAGGTAATTGCAACACCGGTAACAGTTCCACCAGCACTTATAGTAACTGTACCAAACGCTCTAGACGCAGAGGTATAACCAAAACTTACGGTTGCAGTACTATATCCAACACCACCATCAGATATTACTACAGAGGAAATAGTCCCAAACCCAGAGACAACTGCAGTTGCAGATGCGCCAACTTTTGGTTCTTGGGAGACAAACTTAATTTTATCTTGGAACTGTAAGTCTGCTGCCTCATTTTGAGGATTGAATAGTGGTCTTAGACTATCAACGTATACTGCAGTCGAACCTACACCAACATTTTTAATAATATATGCTGTTGGATTAATAACTGGTTCATAAAGTTCCCTATCCTTTCCTGTTGGAATACCATTAATAATCTTATCTTCAGTTTGTCTGCACCAGGTAACTGGTCTTACTAAAGTTACATCATTAGTATTTCCAGGTCCGAAGTAGGGGTTTGTTTCAACGTTACCTGTTGAAAGAATGTCAAGAACACTTCTTTCATCTTCATCAAGACTCTTTGGTTGAGACCCAGGCATGTGGTTAAGTTGTAGTGTATCACCTTTCTTAACAGTCTCGATAACATCTCTGAAGATAACATCACTGTCGCCATTTCCTTTGTAGAAGATGATGGTAACTTTATCACCAATCTTCAGTGATTCTGTAAACGTTATGGTACTACCACCAGAAAACTCATATCCAATGCCTGGCTCTTGCAAGATATCATTTACAAAGATAACCAATACATCTTGCACATCGATCTTAGAACCTGGAGCAGAGACAATTGAAGTAATTGATCCATTCAATTTGAGCGGGAAGTCTTTTCTCGCTCCATCTATCAATTCTTCAATATTATCAAGAACTTGTAAAGTTCCTACAGACCAGCCCGCAAACTTATCATCTGCAACTTCATCAACAGTAACTTGGAAATCATTCCCAGAATAAGATGATGTAGTTGGTATTCCTGTTGTTCCTCCGATTGCAACCGTTAATATAGAACCATCTCTATATCCATATCCAGTATTATCAATTTCGAAATCAATAACACTAGAACCATTACCAACTACAACATCGATAGTTGCTTCAGTTCCAACTCCAGCAGCAGAAGAAGAACTGTAGAATAAACGCATATTGGAATACGATACAGGATCATCAAATACAACAAACGGTTGATTAGTATGGGTGTAACCTGTTCCTGGATTTGTGATTGCAACACTTACAATATGTCCATTACTGATAGAAGCAACTCCAACAAATTGAATGTTTCCTGTTCCAGTGCTCGAAGTCCCAACCCCTACATTGACAGTTGTTTGAATACCAGATCTATATCCAGACCCACTATTACCAATACTAATAGAGGAGATAGTGCCGAATCCAGAGATGATTGCAGTTCCGCCAGCAGAAACAAGAGGTTGATAACCAAATCCCTCAGTCGAACCAACAGAAACTATAATTCCACCTTTAGGGAAACTAGAAATTCCTACATCAGGTCCAAGAGGAGTTTGTGGTGAGGTTCCGTTAAATGCAATCGTTGTAATACCAGAAGTTTCATTCAAAGTATAATCTTTACTTGCGGATGGAACTTGGAAGATATCATTAATTAGTATCACTGCATTTTCATTGTCGATTCCATCTACATTAGAACCAGATTGCTGTAACGTAAACAGACTAGTAGTTCCGTTAAACTTATCATTGATGTTATCAAAGACATAGTTTTTATGATAGGAATCGTTTGATGAATTATTAATACCAGAACGAATGAATGTTCTACCTTGAAAACTTGAACTTGTTGTAATTCCAACATAGTCCCTTTGATCAGGTGGATTAGTTGTGGAACCAATAGGTCTATTTCCGAAAGGTGCCTCTACAAAATTAAGAACGTTATCTACAATATTATAATTTCCTGTAATTTTAGTAACTAAAGCATGAGTTCCAGCAGCGGCAACTTTAGTTCCTAACCACCCTCTACGGACTTTTATGAAATTAGTGCTGCCAATACCAACACCTTCAATTTTCATAATTTCATTGCCGACTCTGACTAAATCGGATCCAAAGAATGAAGTTATTCCACTAAATCTAAGTATATCTTCAAAGATAGTTGTATTGGTGGATAATCCTGTAGTTACTGAAGTAGCAACAATAGGAGATTGAATAACATTATCAATTGCAACCATAACTTTGGCATTTTGGTTAGTTGCTACAAATCTATGAGAAGTTCCGATACCAACACTTTCAAGTTCTACTATTTGAGGAACCTCTTTAAGTGCGTTTTCAGCACTAGCAGCAATTTTAATATTGTTGTCATCAACCTTAACTGCAAAGATATTTTCTCCAGGTAAGAATGTTGTATTTGAAGCACCAACGAAAGATGTTGTAGCGATTCCAACAGCAGAGGAAGCAGTTCCAACGTGAACGTATTCAATTTTCTCACCACTTACAAAGAAATGATTTGGAATAGTAATAGTATTATTGGTTACATTAACAACAGAACTATCATTACCCGTGAAGTATCTTTCAAATATCTCATTCGTTTTATGAGTTAATCCAAATGATCTCTTAACATCGGATTCTGTTCCTTCATAAGTTCCAAATTCTCCGCCAATAGAAGCATTACTGAAAGTAATCGCAACTCCTAGGGTATTATCTTGATCAAGAGTAACTGCATTTTTGAATACAGTTACTTTTGTAGCAATACTTGCATTTGGGGTAAACAGAAGAGAGACAGTACCAGCACTATCAATACTAGTTCCAAACGTTCCTAATCCAACACCAGTTTCAACATTACCATACTCAGTGAAATAGGTATCATATGAATTCGTCGCATCGATATAATCATCAACAACAACTACTTCGGAAATCTGATATTTACCATTAGTGGTATCAGCAACCTGCGCTATAAAATATGCAGAGTCGTAATCATTACTGTATTGAGAGACAGTTGTAACCCCAGGAGTTCCAGATGCAGAAATACTGGTTGACCTTCCATCAATTTCAGCAAATTGCAATTTAGTTGTTGCAATTCCAGAAGTATTTTGAGACAATGCAACTTGAACAGTGTTCACCAAACATGTAGTAGCAATACCCACTCCAGGATAGAAATCAATTTCTAAATTACTTCCTGATATTGCTGCAGAGTAAGTTCCGAGTCCTGCACCGCCAGAGAAAGAGTCAAATCCTCCAGTAGTTAATTGACCAAATTCAAGCAACTCTACATTAGTTCCATCATGCGTAACATTAAGCTCAACCATCTCAAATTTATTATTCTGCGTAGAATCTGGATTAATAGATACCAAAACCTTAGCAGAATTATATGTGCTTGCTATCGATACAATCGTAGCACTAGAACCAGAAGTAACTTCGGTATTGGAAGTATCTACTAAAACACCACTACCAAAATAACTAACTCCAGTTCCTACAGTTGCAATACCACTAATATTATAAGATAATGTGGTTACATTATAATCATTAACAGTAAATCTAGTTGGATAGAATAGTAATTGACCATCTGTTCCATTAACGGAAAAATCAAATGAACCTTGATCATACGTAGTTTCAATTCTTCCATATTGATTCATATATGCTCTCACCCCATCATGAACCAAATCTACAATAAGAAGTTGTCTTTGTTGTGTGTATCTCTTATCTCTAACGTAGGTTACATATTTCAATGATCTTGCATCAGCGAGATTAAATGTATTAACAACACTAAACGGAGTTGGTCTTGGATCGCTGTTGAATTCACCACTAAAATCATCAATAGAAAGAACTCTATTTCCAACAGATTCAAAATAATCTGTCAAAATTCTGTTAGTGAATACTACTTCATCAGATATCGTTCCTGAGTTGATATTATTTTCTGTTACTAAATCAAAGTCAAAAACGCAATTTAAATTAGCAAACCCATTCAAATCATTTACTGTACCTATAGATCCAAGTTGGCCAACTTGAGTTGAAATACCAACCGACATTGAATTAGTATTTGTGGATACCAATTGATAATCAGCGAATTTTTTATATCCTAAAGTATGATTAGTGGATGAAACGACATCATTCCAGGTATCATATGGAATTTCTGATTTAAGTGAATATGAGAATTTTTGATAATAAAAATTATCCTGAATTCTTTGGAGATTATAGTTAAGTTCACCAGAATCTCTTTGCCATCCTCGAATAATTTTAGATGATGCAGCATATTCTAGATAAGATTCAAAAGAACTTATAGAAGAAGCAATACTAACAACCTTAGATGATTTTCCAGATATTCTCTCTCCAATCACAAAATTGTCGTTAGAGGATATTCTAACAATAGACGTGATAGGATTCCAATCTTCAACTACTCCAGTTGCAGATTCAGAAGTAACAGTTTCTCCAATAATGTAATTGTTGAGAGTCAAACTGCTATCAAAGAGGGGGAAGTGTTTTTGTGCTGTTATTCTTGCAACAGAATTTACGCTATCAAATTGACCTGGAAATTGATTTTCTTTAAAAAGATTAGACATGTTAAATCTAACCGATCCAATTCCACCAAGATTGGGATTAACCTCAGTCAATTCAAACAACTTAAAGTCATATCCAGAAGAATTGTAGTTTGTTCCTGTTGATCCAACTCCAACGCTAACATTTTCGATAAGAACTTTATCCCCGACTACGAAGGGGAAACTGTTTACAGTACTAAATCCTACACTTAAAGTTACTAAAGCATCTTTAGTTGCAGGAAAATATTCGATTGTGCTAATTCCTACTCCAGAATCAGTAAGAGTTGGAATAATCGTAGGAGTTACATTAGATAGTCCATTAGTATTTTTTAAGATTTTAACCTCAGAACTTCCAAGAGTCATCTTAAGATCTACATCATTAACCGGTAAATTAGTTTTTCCATCAATTACAACTAGTTTTGGTTGTATAGAAAATCCTCTTCCGAAAGAAGTTATTCCTACAGATTGAAATGTTGCTAATGGTTCAATACGGATAGATTGTGGAAAAAGCAATCTGGGTTTTAAAGTAGTGTCAGAAGGGAGATTGAATCCAATATCTCCAATAGAAACAGATTTCAAACTACCAATAGTAGAACTTTGTGCTTCTAAAATTGCTCCATCACCAGAAACACTATTAAGTGTAGAAATTCCTGGTAAAGAATAATAATTTTTACCTGGATCTATAACCTCGATTTTGGCGATTGAACCCTCTGTATGAGTACAATCTGTTTCGTAAAATATTTCAGAGGTCGTTGGCGTATAAGATACGCTTTCTGGCACTTCACTTAAATCATATGAGAAAGAAGTAGTAGACCCTACAATAAGTCTATGATTTCCATTATATCCACTACTTACAATTTTTAATTCATTTCCAGAAATAATTTCATTGTCAGTTGTTATTTCTGATTTAATAGTTGGTAGAGTTGCATCGTAAACTAAATCTAATTTATAAAAAAGACTTTCTGGTAAATTAGAATTTACAGTTAAAATAGATTTGCCACCAACAGAACCGACTTGACCAGATGAAGTATATTCAAATACTTTACTGTTATCTGATTTGTTCCAAAGAATCTTACAATCCTTATCTCTATAAAGATTTAATTGAAATGCAGGATAACTAGATCCCAATATTGAATATCCAAGAGAAGAATCAGAAAGATCAAAAGTAACTGTAGAATCTTTATATAATGATAATGGTGGATTAATTGGATTAATATTACCACCAGTTAATCCCGTGCTGGCAACTCCAACTGTGACTGGAATATCTTTAGTTGCATCATAGAAAGTGTCAGATAACTTAAAGTTGTTAT